ACAGGTCTTAGGCGAGGATATTGTCAACGCGGAAGATTCTGTAGTACTGGTTGGAGCGAACCGCTGCCAAACCATCAGGTGCTGCTGCTCCAACGAATGGGTTTGAAGCCATGCCGTAACGAGTCTTGAACCCGATACGTGGTTGGAAGTCATTCTCGCCTACTGCGCGTACCATCTGGAGAGGTACGTAAGGGCAGTAGAACACACCAGCGTCATAAGGATTCGTACCCTTATAACCAACAGTCACATAGTCAGCAACCGCATAAGGGTCGATGAACACTTTAGTGCGACCATTCAATACACCAGCAAAAGTATTACCAGTGTCATCTACGTTCAGAGACGTAGAAAGAGCAGGTGCATAATCGAGCATACCAGCAGCAGTCAAAGCAGTAGCAACGTCTGATGAACAAACGATGATGTTACCCTTTCCGCGACGAGTTTCTTTAGCGATTACGTTACACTCACGCTCTAATTGTACAAGGAGACCCTTGAACTTTTCAACTGACCAACGACCATCAGCATCCGTAGCAAGGTCAAAGATACCAGCAGTCTGGAGACCCGCTTGACGCGAACCAATCTTTGCTTGTGAGTTGATAGTACGGATAATCTCACGGTTGATTTCAGCAAGAATTTCAGTTGACAAAATGTTTGCCAATTCTGATTCTGCGTCCAATCCGTGGATTGCCTTGAGGTCTTGAGCGAGTTCAAGTGAGTACTCTGCTTTCAAAGCACGTGAACGTGCAGTTACGGTTGCTTTCTCAATGGTGAATCCCATTTCTGCGAAAGCAGATCCGTCTGAGTAACCCAACTTCTCAGCATCCGCAGTCTGCATACCAGCAGAAAGAGGAGGAGTTCCGAGACCACTGGGTGAATATACATCACCAGAGTCTACAATGCTTGAGTCACCACCGGGAGTCGTGTCAGATGCACCAACAAGACCTGAAGGACCACGGTTGCCGTCTTCTGTAGCAGAGTCCATATCAAGCGAAGAGTCACCTGAGTATGGTACATGAGGTTCTTGCAGACCAAGTGCTTCAGCACCCGCAGTTGCTCCGCCGCGAGTAGTCTTATAGACTGAACGCATTGCGAAGATAAGACCAGTAGGACCGGTCATAGGTTGTACACCAGCAAGGTCATATGCCATCAGGTTAGGCATAGCGCGACGAACGAGTGCGATAAGAACAGGGTTCCAGTTAGCACCAGTTGCAGTTGCAGTCGCACCAGTTGCACTAAAATTAGTGTTGGTAGGACCTTCCATAAGCATGCCTTCTTCTTTGGCAAATGCTTGTTCTTGGTTTTCGAGGATAGCGGCAGTTACTGCTTTACGATGAGCGTCTTGGATTACACCAGCAGACTCTTCGTTGAGTACAGGAGACCACTTCTCGACTAAACGATCATAAGTTTCCATTTATTTACTCCTTAGAGGTTTTCTTAAGGGCAGACAAATACATTTCCATAACACCTGATGATGCTACTTCTTTTGCTTCGCCTTCCCAATCTTCTACGATTTCTTCTTCAGAAACAACTTCTTTCTTGAAGTATGATTCTTTAACGGTTTTTACTTTCTGTTCGAATACTTCTTCAGATTCGAAGTCAAGTGAAGAAACCAGTGAACGTAACTTTTCTACCTGAGTGTCGGCAAGGTCACGTGCGCTCTCAGAAATGATTGCTTCACGCTGGTATGCTTCTAACTTCTCAGACATTTCCATTACAGATGCAGTTTGCTCGTTGATCTTTGACTCAAGATCTTCGACTTGATCTGCAAGTTCGTCAACTAAGTCAACTTTGGACTCGGGCACTTCAATGTAAGATTCAACAAACAAGTCTTTCAACGAGTTCATAAAACCTTCAGCAATTTCAGTACGCAACCCTTGCTCTACAGCAAGTTGGTTCTCTTCCATCCACTGTTCAACAACATAGTTGAGGTAGTTATCAACTTTCTCGACGAGATCGTCATGAATTGACTGTGTCTCTTCTTCGAGTTTTTCTTGATATTCATCTTCCAAGCGGGAGACTTCTTCCGCAATTTTGGACTTGATAGCAGTTTCGAAAATAATAGCAGTCTTTGCTTTGAACTCATCAGACAAGGTTGCTTCTGATTCAACAAGATTATTGAGGTCTTCAGAAAAGTCGTAATGAGTTTCCTCAATAGATTCTTCTTCGTCTAACTCAAATTCTTCACCCATCATTTTACCGTACGATGCTTGTAAGTCTGCTTTTTTCATAGCTGACAACTTGCCGTACATTGCATTAAGCATACCTGCTTTAGTTCTAGGCTCTTGCTTGGTGTTATCACCCTTGCGAGCTTTAGCTTTCTTGACACTATCATCTGCCTTATCGACTGATGCTACGGATTGTGCCTCAGCGTTCTTAGTGTCTAATTCTTCCTCGATTTGGTTGTCCTCATCAGGAAGTTCGACGTTCATGTCATCGGACATAAAGTTTACTCCTTTTCTATTTTGATTTGAGCAACGAGAGGAAATTTTTAAACTCACGAACCTGAGTCTCGTAGAGATCAGCACGCGGAGCTCTTTTAATTTCA